TCTTTGAGTTTTCAGCAGAAATAAGAGCTGATTGAACCGTATTCTGACTTGTTGCTGCGCTTAATGCTTGTGAAACATTAGTTGACTGCGAAGTGTTTTTTGATGTTTCTCCTGAAATAAGAGCTGATTGAACCGTGTTTTGTGATGTTGCAGTACTTAATGCCTCTGATATATTTGTAGATTGTGATACGTCTTTGCTTGATGCAGCAGAAGTACCTGCGCTTGCACCTGCTGACCCGGCAGTTGAACCAACAGAGCTGTCTGCTGTTGATGCAGCGACTGACGGAATAGTTGTAGTTGTTGCGCTTGTTACCGCACTTGTGGCTGCTGAAAGCCCTGCGCTTGTAGCTGCACTTGTTCCGGTTACAGTAGTCCATGTTATAACACCAGAACCGTCAGTCGCAGGAACCTGCCCACTCGTACCATCTGCATCAGGCAAAGTATAATCAACCGCTCCGACAGTAGCATTATCAACATAAATTCTACCCCATTCCCTGTTGGGCTTACCAAGTGTCCCGTCCCCATTTTTCTTTGGAAATATTCTCTCCATTTTCTTCTCTCCCTTGTGTTAAGTTTCTTCCTCCCCTAAATAGTCCAGGGCGTTATCGGAAGGTTTGTTAATAGCTTTTGGCGCTACAGAGGACAAAGCCCCTAAAACGTCAAACCGTGTTTCTTCTGAAAATACTCCCATCCTGGCAAGCACCCCCACACCGATATTATATTGGTTCATCATTTCTTCGTTATTTAAAGTTTTACCAAAATGGCATAAATCTATAAGTATATCCCCTAAAACCTCCATGCCTGTTGGACTTAAAAAAGTTGCCCTGTATTTTGCGGTTAATTCTTCGTTCATTCCTCTTCGCTTTCAAGGCTAACTGCATGGTCAAGGATGCTGTCCTCTTCGACTTTTCTTGTAAGTCGCTGCCCTGCTTTCGCCATTTCAGCAATCTGCTCCATCTTACGGTCTTGCTCCTGTTGCGCCTGCCTCTTTTCCCTAATCCCATTCACTTCGTCTTCTGACCTGATACATATAGCAGGAAAACTTACAGACGCTAATGCTTCGTCTGTTGCTTTGTCCCAATCTATCCTGTCCATTGCCGAAGGATAAACTTGTGCAATTTGCGTAGCGAGTTCAAGTCCGGCTCTGATACCCTGCATTTTAAACAGTTTTTTTTGTGATTGAGCAAGTGGTCCTATATATTCAATGCCTATAGGCTGATCCTGAAACTGCTCAAGTATCTGAGGCGGGTCCGGCAATCTCCCCGCTCTTGCTTCTATAAGAAAAACCCTATCCATTATCTCGTTTAAACCTTCGTGTTGATGTCTTCCTATCCTTGTTCCTAAAAGTCCGGCTTGCTCTGCCTGAATGCCTATTGTTTGGGTAGCAGTCATTTCAACCTTGTTCATCATTGCTCTTGTTAAGATAAGAAAGAAATCAACATAGTAATGCTCTTTAATAAGTGCATCTGTTCGTTCCTGCTGATCTATGCCATAAGGCAACTGAATATTGGTATGAAGCGGTTGCGGCATGTCTTCTTTCATATTACCATCAAGCCATGACCAGCCTTTCGGGTTGCTGTTTATCTTGCCCCTCATTGATGAAACCCCAACCATAGGCGGCTCAACCATTTTATGTGCAGCAACAAGATTGGTTTTTGCCTGTTGGTTTGCTTTCTTTATATCTATAATACAATCCCACGAAGGAGATCGACCATAAAGCTCATCATTGTTCTTTCGCCAGCGCCACGTTACAGAAGGTAGTTCGTAAAAACCGCTTTCACTTATTATTTTCTTTTGTTCATCTGGTAATATATAAAAGGATGCAACAGGCTTATTTTTTCCGTTCATCTTTTTAGGATCGTAATCACTTCTTGGAAAAACAGCATGGATTATTTCTATTTCTTCATGGGGATTTTTCTCATATTGCATTTTCATGTCAGGTTTTAGAGAGAAAATCTTTTCATCCCCAAACTTTTGAACAAGCTGTCTTAAAGTTACCTTGTAATTCCTGTATAAAGTATCTACCTTGCCCATGCTGTTTTCTGCAATGTAGCACTCTCTAAAATGCGGAAGCGTGAAAACAACCCTCCGGTTCTTAATGTCTTCCTCTATAATAGTTGTCGCCGTTCCTTCTACCATACCTTCTTTTACATATTCAGGATGAAACTCGTAAAAGTTGCTTCTTAGATAAGCCGAATACATAGATTCTTCACATTCATCCAACCAGACTTTTACTTCTGGATACTCGTCAAGCCGCTTATCACCCCACGATCTCATACCGGAAGTTCTTGAGAAATTCATTTTTACAGGCAGATTAAAATCAAACCAATGTATAGATGAAGAACATAAATAGCCGTGTATTGAGTCTGAAGCCAGATTTACCGCACTCATTGCCGTTCCGTCATATACATCAATACCGGTTTTCTGCCCTTTATTTGTGTCTTTATCAGTTATCTTTCTTCTGCCATGATGCACAAATTTAATAACTTCATCCACCATAGGCTCATAATCTGTCCTGATTTTTTTATGGGCATCAAACGTCTGGCCAATATATTTAGCCTTGTCTTCCTCTGTTTTAAAATCCATATTTACCCAAGCTTTGTTTTGTAAGTTTCAGCATCGGTTGTAATGCCAAGAGGCCCAGTTGCGATTGTCCCTTTATGACCCTTCTTCTTTTTAAGCCTTTCTGCTTCAGCAGCCGCAGCCTCTTTTGCAGCAGCATCCAATATAATATTAGAAGCGTTGACAGATATGAGCCCGGATAATCTCCCGGCATCTTTTTGCTCTTGTTTTGTGTTTTTTACTGTTTCCATAGTATGAGCTACGGAAGCAGACGCAGGATCAATAAGAGCCAATGGCCCTACTTTTTTAAATGCTTTTTTTGCTGATTTCTTACTCATAACATATCCTTTTATTATATTTTTTTTATAGCAACTGCGTATGTTTCAGGAGGATTGAACCCCATAATGTCTAAAAATTTCTGCCACTTCTCATCAACTCTTTCATTAACAGCAAGCAAATAATCACACCCATAGGATTTGCAAACAACCCCAATAGTTTCAAAATCGACTATTGCTTCTTTCCTTGTTTTATGGTTCCACTTTATAAACTCAAAATGGATGCTCGCTTTATTGCCATCCTTTATAATAGCCATATGTCCGTAAACCTCTTTCTTATAAACTCCATCAAAAAACATAGCGTCTTTGTTCAGGATATACCCCTTAAAACAATCCGGTATTTCATTTCTTTCTACAACGCACATGGCATATCAAACTCTAAAGGGTTGTATTCTGTACCCCTGCCAAAAAGACCAAGCTCTATGGCCTGTTCAACGCTTGCACCGGCTATGCTCACAGGTAAATCAGGAAACGCAATATTAACCTTTGGGTCTTTAATTCTTGCAAGGCAGTCAAGCATATCGTCATGTACAGGGAACGGAAAAGTATTATATTCATCATTTATAAACACCTTAATAAGATCTTCGGTTGTGCCTTCATAGTTTGTTCGCACACAGGTTTCAGGAAGCCATATTTGACTGTCCTCAAATAATGGTACAAGATTTTTTATCCTGGTATTCTTAGGCAGGTTTCCGCCTACTTCTTGTATTTTAAATCTGTAGTTTTCTGCCGCCATTCTTGCTTCATAGTGCTGTATGTCTGAGTCTTTACCATACCGCTCATAATAAACAGCCTTTGGCCTGTAATCCCTGTGCCATTTGAATAAAATATTTGCTCTTTCTATAAGGCCGATACGATCTCGTATAATACTGATAACATAATAATTCTTATCAGCCGCAGCCCCTATAAGCATAAATACTGTGTAATCGTTTTCTTTTTTCTTCTCGTTTGCAGGATCGCAGAAAATATAAAGATTCATACCCTTGTAGTGCTGTGCGGGCCAGAACCGCAAGTCTTCTTCCTTAAAACCTTCTATGGAATCGTGTTTAGGATTTAAAAGAATCTGAGTTGCGAAAGTGTAAGACCCCATCGCCTTGCGCTTGTTGGCAAGATATTTGCGGCTCCACATTACCGGCTTGCCGTCTGCTGTCCCATCATCTGTACCAGGGTGAAGCCTTGGAATTGCCGCTCCTCTTTGCATAATTGTCTGGTATGTGTCGTTGTAATGGTAAGGCGTTCCGACATAACGTATTTTACCACCATCCATGCCTAAGTTTAAAGCAAGCTCCCAAGACTCGGTTGTTTTGATAATCATATCAGGACTCGTTACAGAATCCTTTGTTACAACATCATCAAAAAGCAAGACCCTGAAATGCTTGGATGTTGGCTGAGAATCAACAAGACCCCATGCCTCAACCGTAGAAGCGTTTGGGTTTGTTCTTCTCTTTACAATAATACCGTCATCTTCAGACCACTTCGGGCTTTCTTTGGCTGGGTTTTGATATAACACATCGGGAAACAGACTTTTAAGATGCTGGTTTTCTTCAAACTCTCTTTTTATCTGTCGTAGAAATCCTTTGGCTATAGGGCGGGTGTGGCTGAATATGCCAAAAGTAATTTCAGGGTCTATAAGAATATCTTGGATTGTTTTGCCAAATGTTATAATTGAACTCTTGCCATGCTCCCTTGACCATAAATCAATATACCCGTCAGGGTTGGCTTGAACTTCGTTACATCGTGCGTAAAACCATTCGTCTTCAAGAGGGGTGCGATTTTCAAAAAGATAACTTACACCAACTAAACAAAAACGCATTAAAAAATAAAGATCGTTTTTGCACAGAAATTGCCATGCAAGAGAAACTTGATCTTCGCCAGCAGCTTGGGCCGCCTCAATCACCTTCTGG